TTCCAGCGTTTCGCCAGCTCGTAAGTGTTTAAAAATACTTTATTGCTTTCAGACATTTCTTTTAAGCTCCCTTTTGTATCTATTTATTGTGTAAATTACACTTTTTCCCTTATAATTGCAATAACTAATTTTAAAAAAGGGAGTCAAAGATGAGCATTGATAATGCAACAGAAAAAGATTGGGATGAAGCTATTAAAAATTTAGCTTCTAAAAAGCAGATTGGGGGTAGTCATTATAAGACTTTAAAAATATCTCCAACTGAATATGTTTATGCGAACAATCTGTCATGGAATCTTGGTAATGTAATTAAATATATAACCAGAAGAAAGACAGACCAGGTGGAAGATCGTGTTAATGATCTTCTGAAAGCAAAGCACTACATAGACCTAGAGTTGCAAATGGTTTATGGCAGAGATGCAGATGGAAATGACATAGGGCCATATACCATTGAAACTAAGGTCTAGGAGTATGGATATGAACTTAGCAGACTTTAACGATCCTATTCTTTCAGAGAGGAATGGGAGAAAGCCTGTCTACATGGACAGACATTTGGTTAAAGACTTTTTAGTGTTCTGTAGAGATCATAACAAAGATCCTCATAGCGTTGCTGAATACCTACTTAAATTAGGTATTCATGCAACTCAAAAGGATAATATTTGTATTGATATAGATAACTTATAAAGTTTTTTATTTAATTTTTTTCTAGGATGTCTAGCAGGTTTCTTACGGCATCATTGTTCTTCATGTGTTCATCAATAATGGTTATTTGATTTTCTGTATGTGGTTTTATAAAAACCATGTTGCGGTGTTCTAAAGAAACTAAAGCAAAAATATCTATTAAACCTTTCTTATATTCTCTGTCTTTAGTATGTGATCCTCTGCGAAGATCAAACCGCCAATTCTTTTTGTGGACTTCTTGTTTGGATTTGCTTTTGACTTGTACTCTGTAAAAAGTATCTTGGTATTCAAATATGAGATCAGCTAAACCAGCATTAGGTGTAAGTAGTACATTGTCTGAAATAAGCGAGAGGACAGAAGCTGTCAGATATTCACCCGATAGACCTATTCTATGGGTTGGATGTGACATGGTTTATTGCGGTATTGGTTGCTCCTGTGGCTGTGTTCTTTCTACATAAGGAGAAACAGAATTTATAATATTTAAAGCATATTTAATTGCTTGTTTGGATTGTGGGTTTGTTCTTCCGAGTTCTACTAAAGAAGCAACAGCATTATCATTTGCCATAATTCTTCCTAAGTTATTCATAGCTCCGCCAGCTTTTAACTCTCCATATTTTGTGGCTAATCTTACCAATGGATTAAATGTTTTCATCATTGCTAAATCTTTTGCAAGAGTTCTTGCTGCAATTCCCTGAACATCAAAACCAGGTTTGTTAATGTTATTTATTCTACCAGTTCTTTCTAAAATATTTATTAAATTTTCAAAACCAATTTTAAAATCTTTTCTATTTACCCCATGGGCATCTGCAACATTATCTAAAACGGCTAAAAAATTATCTCGTTGACGACCTGTTTTTGCTATGGATTCAATTAGTTTAAATCCTTGCTTTAGATCCTCTCCCTCTTTAACGATGGGAAAAGCATTGTTAATTGCGTTTCTAAAATAAATATTTGCTATTTGTTTTGTAGCTTCTGGATTTGTTGCATTTAATATTTTTAATGTATTGTTTATATCTGTTACATTTGCTTTTGCTGGATTAAATACAAATTGTTCAATTTTGCTTAAATCCAACCCCTCTCTTGCTAAAGTTCCTGTATTATTTTTAACAACATTAACCAAACTTTCTGATAATTGAGAAAATACATCATTGGCTTTTTTATAATTTGGGTTTGTATTTAATTGATCGACAAGAACATCCAATGCTCCGCTTTTCTCTGAATTAAATAATTTGTTTGCAAGATCTTTTTGCACAAACCTTCTTGGATCTGCAACATTTTTTCTTGAATCAGCTACAGCATCTCTGTATGTTTTAAAAGTAGAGTCTAGTTTGTTGATGTTTGTAACAGGAATTATATATTTAACGCCTGCCTCTTTGCCTTCTTCTAATATTAATTCTTTTCTAATTTGTTTTAGCTTTCTTTGGTTTGCGCTATTTGGCGGAGAACCTGAAATTAAATTATCTATATTTTTTATTATTCTCAAGACTTGGCTTGGCGCAATCGTTTCTTGATTAGAAAGTTTATAACCTTGATTAAATGCTTCAGCAGATCTTTTACTTTCTGCGCTTTTTATAGATGAAGCTGCTGTTTTTTGTATAGACTCAAGAACCTTTCTTTGGCTTTCAGGCATATCTGCAATTTTTCCAGCCTGTCTTTCAGCTAAATTTTTTGCATCAAGCGGTCTGCCTTTAATTGATTCATATATATATGGAGCACCTTTTTCACTTTTTAAAACATCTTGGGTTAATTGATTGACCAATTTATTATCTATCGTTTCTCCAGGTAATAATTTTATGCCTTCGGTTTTTGCAATATTTTCTAATTTTATTGCTTCTTGAATTTCTTTTTCATCTATACCTTTAAATGCTTTTTCAGATAATCTAGCTGCTGTAGTAGGGCCAAATAAAGATGCTGTTAAAATGCTAAATGGTAAAGTTACACCAGTTGCCGTTAAAGGGCTTCCTGTTGCGCTTTCAACAGTTTCATAAACACTACCAGAAGCTGCGCCCAAACCAAGTCCAAACCTTCTTGCTTGTTTTGTTTTTCCCAAAAGACCAGGTGCTGCAAATTCGGGAATGGTTTGTAAATATTCACCAAATCTTGTTTTTGGTTGATATTCCCCAACAGCTTCTAAAGAAGGCACAAATTCTTCTGCTTTTTCTCTGATTTGAGCCGATGTCGGAAAAATTGGTTTTACTTCTGCGGGTTTGCCAGTGATCAATTCAGATATTGGGGTTGTTAAAATTTCTCCAAAACTTCCCATCTTGGGTAAAATTTCCAAACCAAGCTGCTCAATATCTCCAGCAAAACCTGGTATATAAGATAACCCCTTATAAGCTCCAGAAGTAAATGATTTTAATTTATCAATAGCTTTTTCTTTTTCAGTTAATTCTATTGGCTTTGTTTCTGTAAGACCAACTTGTGTATAAAATTCATTAATTGGAATGTCTGAATAATATTTACTATGCAAAGAATCAACTAACTGTTTATCAGATAAGTCTTCGTATTGTGGGTATTTTTGTCTAACCTCTTGTATGGTTATTGCCATTATTATTGCCTAATGCCCAAAGGATCATTGTTGCTCGTTTTTGTAGCCGTTGGTTGTTGTAATGGATTTTTAAAATATGGAAGAGGTGGTAGATTTTGCAATCTTTCAACATAATTTGGGTTTTCGTTTGTGGCTACATCAAAATTTATTGTTCTATAAAATTCGCCTCTTAAATTATTAGCAACATCTTGCAAGACTGCAATTCTTCCTTCTGGGCCAACTCCACCAGCAACAATTTTTAAAGCATTTTCATAATCTTTATCAGAAAGACCTCTACCTTCTTGTCCCCTAGCAGCGGCAAACAAATATGCTAAATCTCTTATTCTTGATTCTGTTACCCCAGAAGATACTGATGCTTTTTTAATTGCGTCTGTAAAATCTTTTCCTTCAATAGATTCGTTTGTGTTTTGTATGAAATTATAAACTTTTTTATTTTTAGCTCCAGACAATATATCTCCACCAACATCTATATTTTGTATAACTCCATCTATAAATTGAGCTGCCGTACCAATGGCTAAAGAAGAAGATGGTTCTTTAATAAACTGATCTGCCAATTCAGATGTTTTAATAATAATATTTTCTGTGGCTAAATATTTTGATTTAACTTCATCTAAATTAATTTCTTTGCTACTTTCAAATTTTTCTGTAAATCCTAATGGCTGTATAACTAAACCACTTTCATTTATTTCTTTTATTTTTTCTGGCGTTAAATCTAAATCTCTAATATTGTATTGAACCTTTCCACCCTTGGTTACAGTTCTTAATGGATTAGAAACAGATGATTTTGAATCTTTTATGGGCGCTCTTAAATTAGAAACAATAATGCTTGGATCTGTTTCATATTGCTGTATAGATCTTTGATCTGATTTTAATACAGTTCCAATGAGTTCTTTTGAATCCCTATCATAAATACCAAATCTTTCTGCGCTATCTTTCGTTCCACTTGGAAATAAAGCAGTATATTTATCTTTTGGATTCATAGCTTTTAAAAAGCCTTTTTGTGTTTCTGGTAAATCAGATTGATCTATCAAGGCATTTAAATCTTGATTAATTTTTTGTTGCTGTTGCTGTAATTGTTGCTGTTGTAAAAACTGCTGTCTTTGCAATAAACCAGATGTTGGATCTTTTCCAGCAAAAACATCACTTAAAGAAGATAAAAACAAACCAAGTTGTTGATTCTTTGAAAGTCCGCCAACTTGTTGTTGTGGTTGTTGTGGTGGTAATTTTCCAACTGCCATATTAAATATCTCTAATTAACCAAAACTTGTAAGACCTGGTATTCCAGTTCCTGTGAATCCCATTGTAGATGCACCTGCGCCAGTGCCTGCGCTTCCTAACAATCCTGCAAATGGATTTATTCCGCCCATAAGAGCTGCGCCCGCTAATCCTGTTAAACCGCCAAGAATACCGCCAAGACCTACATCTTGTTTTCCTGTAACTGTTTGACTTGTTAAAGGTGTTCCTAAACCAGCTTGTAATAAACCAAGTCTTTGTGGCCCATAAGCTAATGCTCTTTGGAACTCTTGATATGGAACTTGTAGAGCTTGTTGTTGTAGTGCTTGCTGTTGTGCGCCTATACCACCAAGCAAACCAAGTCTTTGCATTTGCTCACCACCCAGCGCACCCAATAAGCCAGCTTGTTGCGCTCTTGCTTGTAATTGAAATTGCGGTGCAAATTGTGCCATTTGAGCTTGAATATCTTGACCTGCAAGTCCTGCTTGCTGTTGTAATTGAGCTTGTTGTAATGCTCTTTGCTGTGCTTGTTCTGCTCCTAAAAGACCAGCTTGTTGCTGAAGTTGAGCTTGTTGTAAAGCACGCTGTTGAGCTTGCTCTGCACCAAATATACCGAGCTGTTGTTGTCTTGCAATATCTGCTTCAGCAGCTCTTTGTGCTTGCTCAAATCCCGCTTGTCTTAAACCAGCAACTGTTCTAGCTGCTTGTTCTGCGTATGGTCTTGCAGCTTCTGCTTCTAGTAATGCAGATCTTGAGCCACCAAAAGCTCCTGCTCTGATTGCTCTTTCTTGTGCTTGTTGTTGAGCTATATCTGCTTGTCTTTGAATATCGCCTAATGCAACATCAATAACTTGTTGTTGGTAAGGTGATTGATAAGCTGCTATATCTGCACCTAATAAACCCCTAAATTGTGGAGCTTGTACACCACCAATTTGTGCTGCTGTAGGTGCTTGCATCCCAGCAATCGTTGGTGCTTGAAATCCTGTTAATGGTTGAATAGTTGGCGTGGGTGCTTGGGCTAATTCTTGTAGACCAGTAAATGGATCGTAACCCATTCCTGTTTCAAATAAACCACGAGTAGCTTGAAAAGCTCTTAATTGATCTGGATTAAATCCAGCAACTAATGGGCCTGTATATGGTACAAATGGTTGACCAGCCAAGCCTTTAGCAGCCGAATATAGCTCTTGTTGTTGTTGTTGCTGATATTCAGGTATTGTTACTGTAGTTGTTTGTGATGATTTACCTTTGCTCATAATTCTTTTCTAACCATGTATTCTTCTTCAAATCCAAGGTGCTTGATTTTTCTAAGCCACCCCTTTCTGCCACCCCCATATAAGCGTTTGCATCCTAATTTCTTTGCAAACAACTCTATAGATGGCAACATTTCTTCTAACTCTGTGTAATCACCGCCACAAAAAAGCAAATTTAATGCTCGTGCTTGTGGAAATGTTACCAGTTCAGTTATAAGAGCTGATCTTTTGCCAGCCCATATATGGAACATTCCATGTTTTATTTTATCTTTTATATCATCTATTGTATAGAAATCTTGATATTCTAAAGACTTTTCAATCCAATGTTGGCAACGCTCAAACTCTATTTCCCAAAGTTCTCTATCATCTTTGGGCTTTAATTCTACTACTTTATTAGTCGCCTTTTGCATATTCAATAATACTCATGTGGATATCTAAATTACCCGCATGATCTGCTTGTACCTTTATGGTTTCTCCACCATGGATAATTAATGGATTTACCATTAAATCTGTAGTGCTAGTTGCACTGATTACTTTGCCATTAAATAAGTTATAAGTGGTTGCACCATGTGTGTTGGTTACATCAATAGATGTTTGTTGTCCTTGATGTTCGCAAACCAAAAAAGAAATAATTACTGAGAAATTAAAATCATCGCCAGATGGTGCGGTATAAACAGTGTAATCAGTATTAGCCAAAGTAATATTAATATGCACATTTTCAGCTCTTTGAATAAATTGACCTTTCGCAAAGATATCCATTATCGTTTGCCTCTAGCCTTAGTATCTATTCTTATATTACCAACCTGAAAGTCTTGAGTTGTTGAGCCTGTCACTTTCATTTGTATTTGTCTGGCTGTAAACCTTGCATCGGTATAGCCATCACTTTCAAAAGTAAAGTCGCCAAAGTCTGTTTCTGCACCTAGTGGTGTGAATTTACCTTTGAAACTAATGGTTACTCCTGGCAGAGTATTTGCTTCTTCGTCTGGAATAATTTGATTGACTTGCACCAATCTATCACCGCTACCTATCTCTATTGGGCCTGATTGACAGAATGGTACAGAGCCATTGATGTTGGGTGATGCTGAGAGCGTGCCTGATTCGTGTTGGTAAACAAAACCACTAGAATCACCAGCGATAGGATAATTAAATGTGCCTTGGTCAATCCAGCATCCTCTATCTAATGAGCCGATAGACCAAACATTTTGTGCATAGTTCCAGATCACATATTTATTCGGTGTGTATTGAGATGTGCCTGATGGGAAGCCCCACCATATCTCATTAAAGTTAGAGTTATGTCCACCCCAACAAGTTTTCTTACCTGGTGTGTTTAGATTATCAAATACATAATCGTGTACTTCGCATGGTATTTCTCTGACAGATCCATCAAATAAATAAAAAGCGTTTTCACCCATCCATGCTAAGAAGTTACCAGTAGATACTACAGATCTTCTACTTACGGATTTACAGTTTTGTCCAGCCTGTGCAATACCATATACAAATGGTGAGCCAGCGTAATACATTCTGTTTATTCCGTTTTCTGTAAAGATCATCACATCGGATTGATGTTTGATAGCGTATAAAGCTCTACCGCCTACAGGCACTTGTAAATCACCAGCAGTATTAGTGGCTTTAGATGTCCAGTTAGTTCTATCTTCTCGGTTTGACCAAGCTACTAGTCTTGGATCTCCGCCTGATCCTATAGCAACCAAGTGTCTTTCGTTGGTTACTACGACTGATTGGTTTCCTGTGGGTGCATTGGTTACTGCGGTTGCAATAGTATCGGGTGTGCCACCTGCGGTATCTGGTGACCATTTATAGATCTTACCATCGCCTGAAAAACAAAAGATTAAATCCTCTCCCCAGTTGTCAAAGGAGAAATGACCTGAGTCAAAGGGTAATCCAGATTGGCTTCTAGCATCTCCGTAATCTTCTGATCCGTAAGTATATGCACCAAATCCTAATGGATCGTTGTCTGCGTCACTAATAAAACCAGTGGGAGTAATATCTGTCCAAGTATCATCATAAAGCACATAGACTTTTTCTCTAGTACCAACTGCTAATACTTGACCGCCA